GCAAAAAGAAAAAAGATGAGAAAGATGGAACTAAAATTGCTTCATCAGGAGTAACAACACAGATACTACGCATTGAACAGGCTCCAATCAAGATAGTAACTGAGAGCACAGGTAAATGATATGTACAGTAACAGACCACGTAGAAACTGGGGAATCATAGCTGTAGTCTCGGTTTTAGGGATATCTAATCTCTCTTTGATGAATACTTTAGTTTCTCATAAATTAAAAAGTCCTTATCCCAATGTAAATGTACCTGTAGGTCCTTATACTTCTTACAGTGTTGTAGCTACAAAGAATGGATACACACTTAGGTACAAAGCAAACGATCCTAAAGTTTTAACCAGATTAAAGAATTTAGAGGAGCCAAAAGGTTTATTTGGTAATAAGCAAACTAAATTACATTTAAGAGAAACTTATACAATGGCAGGTGAAGGAAGTAAGAAAGAGGTAGAGGGAACCGTAATGACTGATAAAGATATTGCTTGCATCAAAGTAGAAGGTAGTGGTAACTCTACAGGTAAGATTGTAGGAGCCTCTGTGGGAGTTAAAGCTGCACCTGCATTTAGTAACATTCCAATAGTCGGATGGCTTGCTGCTGGCTTTGTAACTATGTTTGCACAAGACAAAGGATCAGAAATAGGTGGACAAATAGCTAGAGACTACAATGATTGTTAATAAAGAATTCTAAGGTTATACTCAAAATAGTTACTTATTTAACATGTCTTGCGAATCACATATGGAAGGATTACAGAATTTTGCAAAGCAATTAGAAGAACAGAAAGCAACAATTGCAGCTCAGATTCAATCTTTAGATGCACAACTTGCTCAAGCAAAAAATTCATACATGAAAGTTGAAGGTGCTCAAGAAATTATTGCAATTCAAATTAAGGAAGAAGATGCAAAAGCTGCTGTAGAAGCAGTGGTTCCAGAGGCAAGTGGTGATTAAGATGTTAAGGGAAATGAACAGAAATAGATATAAAGCATTACAATTACTAGCAGATCACTTACGCACTCCATCAAAAGATTTATCTTTGAGTGCCATTTTTAATGATGTTAAAGATGAGGATCTTAAATGGGTAACAGAAAAAATTCATTATTATTTATTAAGACTTCTTGAAGATGCAGACTATGAAATAGAAGACGAAGTGGAGTTAGTTTCATTAATGGATTAATCAATACATTTGTGTAAGTTTATGCAGCATAAAGTTTCTACAAGGTTGCAAGGTACATGTGATTCACTGCGAGCAAGATCTACTAGCAAATTTAATTGAACTCTCTCCAAAAAACGCTCGCCACAAATTTCGACAATGTATATTTGAAGCTTGGAACTGGAAATGTGCATACTGTGATAAAGAATTAGACACTAAGTCTGCAACAATTGACCATATACTTCCAAAATTTAAAGGTGGACATAATGTTAAATCAAATATGATTTGCTCTTGTTCTAAATGTAATAGATTAAAAGGCTCACATTTATTAGAAGATTGGTATAACCCTATGTATAAGTTTTACCAAGAGGATAGACTTGATAAGATAAAACAGTGGATGGATCAAGATAGTTCTATAAAAATTCTGTCCCCAGATAAAGCAACACCTTACATTACTAATGACTTCTACATCGGATGGGTCGCAAGCTGAAGAACAAGCAAAAGCTTTCGCAAGACAATATGCAAAAGAGTTTCAAGCAGAGATGGAGCAACCAATTAAAGAACTATTTAAAGTAAGAAAAAGTGACCCTTTAAGAGGAGAATTAGGGCAAGATTTAAAATCTAAGATACAATCAGGGGAGATAAAAGTTATGTAAATGCCTAAAGCAAATCCTGAAGATGTTCAAGCAGTAAATGACCATCTTGTTCAATGTCTCCGAGATTCAGTATTTGTTTTAAATCAAACTCAAGTTGTTCATTGGGGTTTATTAGGATCTAAATTTTACCAAATACATTTGTTGACTGGTGATATTCAAACTGAAATGGCTGAGGGTATAGATAATGTTGCAGAACATATAAGATCTGTAAATGTAATGACTCCAATTGGTGTTGGTGATTTATTGACATCGAGAATACCTGATATAAATTTATCTGATCCTTTTGATCAAGATAAGATTATTGCTGAATTAGGTGTTGCCCATGACATGCTTGCAGGTTTTTTTGAAGAATTAGCTAAGTATGCAGGGGTAATTGGTGATGATCTCACACAAGATTTAGCTGTAGAACGTGGAAGGGTGCATAAAAAAAATCAATGGCATCTTAGAGCTACAATGACTTATATGACTTCTAATAAAGTAAAAACTGATGTCGAAGAGGGCAAAAGCTAAACAACTTTCAAAAGACCGATTGAAATGTAATAAACCTAAGAGGACTCCTAGTCATAAAACTAAGTCTCATGTTGTCAAAGCATGTAAAGATGGAAAAGAAAAAATTATAAGATTTGGTCAGCAAGGTGTAAAAGGTGCTGGTAAAAATCCAAAATCAGCAAAAGAAAAAGCTAGGAAAAAATCTTATTATGCAAGACATAATGCTCAAGACCCAAATCCCAGTAAGTTTTCTGCCAGATATTGGTCACATAAAACTAAGTGGTAAAATACAATTAAAGAAAAAATGTAGCTATGGAAGTAATTGCTATTAGTTTTATTGTTCTTTTTGGTAGCTCTTATGGAGTTGGTACTATTTTATTAACACGTAGACAAAGTGACGATCTAAATTAATTGCTCATTAATTTACTGTTGGTACTATATGTATAAAGGTTTTTATTTATATGGATGTTAACCTTCCGATAAATGTTGAGTTTTCTATTCATGCTGCATCTTTAGCAATCCAAACTTTAGATCGCTTAGAATTAGAAGAAGCATTTATTGAGCTTTTGCATCAAAAAGCATTAGATCGTCAGATGTTTTATGACATTATGAAAGATCACGGCATTGATGCCAACATTCAATTCCAGCTCTCAACTGATGGGCAAATTTCTTAAAGAACATGGCTACACGAACAATTGAAGCAACTTTAGATACATTCAGCGTCGATACTGGATCTGAGATTACATATCTAGGTCCTACAACAGCTGGTAATAAAGGCGATGCTGTAAGAGGATTTAGAGTGAATCCAGGAGGTACAGGTGATATTAAAGTAACTCTTGACAGATCAGAAGGAGTAAATACAATTCAAATTTTTCAAGAAGACGCATTTTCAACAGGAAGTGCTCCTGCTGGCTATCATAAATTTTTTGACATAGCCAAAGCAGGTAAGGGTAAAGGAGCTGTCGGTGTTACAGTTACTAATGCTGCTAAGAATTATGTTGTGCTTTTAGAATTAGATGGTTACTCTGAAGTAAGCTATAACGGATCAGTTGTCGTCCCTTAATTATAAATTATTTACTGAAAAAGGTTATCAATTAACAAAAAAATATACTGTACCCAGAACTTATTTAGGTATGGGAAGGTATGCAGCATATAAAGATTTTGGTGAAAGTGTTTGGAGAATAGGATATGGGAGTGAAACTATTGATAATCATTATTTAGATGCTAATGATAAAGCTTCGCAAGAAGAAATAGATAAGCAATTTCATGATGATTTAAAATTCTTTTCAAAAGAAGCTGAAAAATATATTTTTGTTAATTTAAATAAAAATAAAAGAGCAGCTCTTCTTAGTTTTGCTCATAGTATTGGAATATGTTCTTTTAAATCCTGTAAATTATTAGATCTAATAAATAGTTATGCATCTAAAAATAAAATAATAAAAGAGTGGAGTCCTTATATAAATCACATATGGATGTCAGGTGGTGATTTAATGACCTCTAGGCGACGCACAGAGTTAGATATGTACTTTGCACCAGATAAAGAGATACCTACCTTCTACCGTCATAAATGCCACACTGAGGTGTGTTTATTAAATATTGCTGAAACATACAATGGATCAGCTACTCAAATAAAAGGTATAGAATATTTAGAAAAAAAGATTAAGGAGTTTGATCCTTCTGGCGAAATTTTACGCCAGTTTTTTCGTTATTGGAACAAAACTCCAAGTGGTCTAGGATCTCCTTCGCGTCGAGGGGTCGTTCCCTAAGCCAGTCAAGACAATCCATTACTAAAAGTTCTCGACTATAATGCTTTTCAAATTCTTGATAATTAATCGAAATCTCTGGCATGGTCGAGGATATTTTCTTCTGATCTAATTCCTTTGCCATAGATTGATGTTGCGATGTCGAGGATTTCATTTTGTTTATCTGATTCCATACTTATTTTTAGCAGTACTAAATATCCAATCAGATCATTTACAACGTCTTCATCCGTAGCTAATAGACCAGCTCCTTTCATAATTCGGTTTAATTTATCATCTATACGTACTAATAATTGTTCTGTAGCTGAGCATTTACTAAAAATTCTGTTTGGTTTTAAGGCAGAATTACCATATTTTCTATTTTTATGAATTAGAAGTTCTTTAATATCATCACAAACACCACTAATTTTTAATTCTGTTTCATTCATTGTCATGTTGATCTCCAATACAATAGATGTATGAAACCTCAGTCTACTTCAAGTTACGACGTTGACAATCGTTATCGATTTTATAAGTCGCTAGATTCAAAACGTGATATTAGTCCTTCTAGGCGTGGTGTAAGACCAGGTGTGGATGATAATAATTCTAAAAATTTTTTAAATGGTTTTATAGGAAGATTAAGGGATATGAATTTTCCAAGACAAATGATTGATTAAAAAACTACTTTTCCAATATGTGAAAATATATTTTTAAATCTTTCAGTTTGATTAAATCCCATACTTATTTCAGGTAGATAAACAAAGTATCCCCAGCTAATTGGTGAATCTAAACACTCAAATTTTTTTCCATGTATTAAATTAGCTCTGTCTGTAGGGATACAAATAGGAAAATCCCACATTTCGGGACAGGTTCTTATCATCTCAGGATATGTAGTGAAAAATAAAGCCTCTGGTATATTTCTTAGTTTCCACTCTTTTAATAATCTTCTAAACCATATAACTGAGGGAGCCTTTGCTCCTTGACCTGCTGATAAACTCCATCTCCATGTGCCTCTTTTCTTTGCAAAGGAACATCTTCCATAAGTAGGAGGAAACAAATATGTTTTACCAGTCCAAGGTTCTTCTGTATTTAATCCATCATCATCATAAGTATAAATTTTTTTTGCTCTTAAAAATTGATTGTTAGCATCATAAGTAGAGCATGGATCTAGATCTATATTTGTTAATAAGGCGTCTATGTAAGGTATATATTCACAAGGAGTTAACCAATCATGAGTTATATGATCTACTTGAGCTAAAGATCTCTTACTAGCACCCCATGAACCTTTAGTCACATCATTTTAAAACTTGCACCTTCACAATCTTTTTTATAATGAACTAACGACATTTCTTTTTCATCTTGAATAATAAATAAAGCTTCCTTATTAGGATCTAATTTTTCTGCTCTTGTTATAGCTTTTTTCATAACATCTGCAGCACCTTCTAAATCATTTTTGGTAAGATCGTCAACAGCAGTAATAAGGTTATTAACTGTTAAATAAAACATTGATTTCTTTTCATCTTCGTGAGTAGGTACATATACCATCGCTCCTGGGCCTTCATTATGGTAAAACTTATAATAAAATTCGCACATGTCTGCACAAACTCTTTCGATAGTAAGTTGATAAAGTTTTTTTTCGTCTTCACCTATTGCTGTACCTATTAATTTTTTTAATAATTGATTTCTTCTACTAGTCATTTTGTTTTTTCAACTGTTACATTTTTATCATTCTTTTTCTCTTTGTCAATTTTTATAAGATCATGTAAACCGGATTTTTTAAGAGTTTCAAGTAATTTTGGAAGAGGTCTGTAGAGAACAACAGCTTTCTGCATATTACCTATTTTTTTTATTAATTTTCCGTTTTTATCTCTTAATTTAGTAAGTTCTCCTTGTCTAATCAGATATTCGGCAACACATCTATATCTTCTTTTTTCAGCTAAATTTATTTCTGGATATCTATCACAAATTGTACTTGTCTTCATATCACTAAAAGTAAGACGTATTTGATCAGCTAAAGATAAACCTAAAATTAAATCTTTTGTACTTGTTTCATAACTTGATACTAATTCTAAGTATCTTCTAAGATCTTGATTATTAAAACTACCAGAGGGAGGTATAAATATTTCTACTTGTTCTATTAGAGACTTGCACAATTTTTTTCTATAATTTTTTGTTGTGACTGAATTTATATCTAAATCAACAAATCTGTAACTCTGATAGAGATTATCAGGATCTTTGTGTGGTGCATAATTTGTTGTA